CATGGGCATCGGCGGAGCGGCGGCCACCGGCGGGCGCATGCTGGCCGAGCAGCTGGGCGCCAACGCGATCACCAGCGGGCTGCAGAGCCAGGGCGGCGACGTGCTGCGCGACGCCGGCATCGGGCTGGCGCTGGGCGCAGGGGGCATGCTGGCCAGCAACATAGGCGCGCGCGTGTGGGCCGGCAAGCGCGCGCTGGAGCAAGCGCGCAACGTGGGCGCGCCGATGGCTGGCCAGCTGTCGGCGGCCGAGCAAGACCTGATCGCTGGCGCCAAGCGCGCCGGCCTGGCCATCACGCCCGGCCAGGCCGCGGGGTCGCCACAGATGCGGCAGCTGGAGGCCAGCTTGTCGAGCAACCCGGTGACCTCACGCGTGTTTCAGGAGATGGAGCAGCACAACGTGCAGCAGCTGGACACGCTGGCCGCACGCGCCATGGGCGTGAGCGACGCCGTCGACGTGGGCATGGCCACGCGCGCCACCGCAGAGGCGCAGCTGGCCAAGAAGTTCGAAGACGTGGGCAAGGCCATCGGCCCGGTCGACACCGCCGGCTTGCAGAAGAGCCTGCGCGAGCTCGCGAAGGAAGAAAGCACGGCGCTGCTGCCCCGTACCGAGCTCGATTCGCTGATGGCGCGCTTTGATCGCGGCGCGGCCAACCGCGGCGTGGCCGATGCCAGCGCGGGCGCTGATCAGGTGTCAGGCGTGGCGCTGATGCGCGAGCGCAGTCGCATTGCACGGCAGATGCGCGACGCGTTCGCGCGCAACGACAGCAGCGCGGGGGAGCTCTATGGCAACGTGCTCGAAGCGATCGACGAAGCTGCGAAGAAGGCCGCTATTCGCTCCGCGCGCGGCGATCCGAGTGCGGGTGAAGCGTTGGCTCGCGCATATGACACGGCGCGCAGCGAATGGGCTGTGCTGCGCGCAATGGACCGCGGCGGCGCGACCATTGACGGCCACGTCTTGCCCGGGCAAGCGGCGCGGCTGATGAAGAGCAGCGACAAGACGGGGTTTTGGGGCCGCGCGGACGACGCCGGCAACACGCTGGCGCGCAAGGGGGGCGCACAGCTGGGGCATGACCCCATCGGCGACTTCTACGATGCGCTGCGCTGGCGCGCCAGCCAGCTGGGGCGGCCGATCGTGGGCGACTCGGGCACCGCCACGCGCATGTACAGCGGGCAGATGCTGCAGGGCGCCAGCGCGATGCAGCTGGCGGGCATGGCGGCCAAGCGGCTAACGCTTGACCCGGTGGTGCGCGGGTATTCGTCGATGTCACCAGAGGCCGCGCAGGCTATGTTTGCCGTCACGCAAGCAGTCAAGGGCGTGCCGTTGGAGCGGGGGGCAGTGCTCGGTGCCGATGTGGCCCGGGTCTTTGGAGGGCAATAAGCCGTGTTCGAGCCTCAAGAGGGCAGTGCGTTGGGTCAGCTGGTGAAGTGGTTAGGCAGCGCAAGGGCGACCGAAAAGGGCGTGCTGGTGGGCCTGGCCATCG